GTAACTATCTTTCTAAAAACGTCACGGCTTACCGGCGTCCGCAGATACCGGGGCCTGCCATCGGCGGTGCAGCCAGCACCTCCAGCGGTGTCACTGGCGGGATGCCGAACTATGTCCTGCCCTACCCCAACACCAGTGACAACGCCTTGGTGTTTGGCCGCTTCAGCGTACAGGAAATTGCCAACAACAACCTGCGCGGACACATGCGCGGGGTGTTTTGCAGCCCGCAAAACCTCTACCCGCACTTTGGTGTGGGCCTGACGGTGATCGACGGGCAGGGCGACCTGGCTGGACGCAAAGTGGGCGTGCTGGGTTGCCCGGGGGGCAGCACTGAAAATGGCTCAACGGATGTCATCCCTTGCAACAACACGCAAAACCCCGCAGGCCGTCTGATCGTTGACCTGACAGGTCCGTGGTAAATCATGGCACGCTACTGGCGCATATCCGGCATTCAGACCGCCAGCCACACGCTGGACGTGCAGGCGCTGGCCCTGTCTGACGGCAGCACAGACTACCCCGCCCCGCTGCTGTCCGGGGCACTGGGCTCGGGCTTTGTCATCGACTGGGACTTGGGCGCTGACTTGCCCGTGGACCGCCTCAAACTCACTGCTGCCGCACACGCAGATTGGCCCACCAGCCTGCTGCTACTGCAAAGCGCCGACGGACAGAGTTGGGCCGCGCCAACTCAAGTGGCTACCATCACCTACCCCGGTGCAGGCATTGCCGCCACCGTGGTGCCTGGTGGCAGCGGCACCACCCCGCCAGCCATCGCCACCCCGCTGGACACACCCGCCATCGTGCTGCGCGACCCCGGGCACCAAGACGGCACCCTGCACCTGCGCGCCCCAGACCCCAGCGCCATTGACATGATCGATGGTGGTTCGCACAAAGTGGTCGGCACCGTGGCCGAAAAAGCCAGCCCCACCAACCTGCCGCTGGTGCGCCGGGTCATGCTGATCGACGAGCAAAGCCACCGCGTCGTGCGTGAAACGTGGAGTGATGCAGCAGGCAACTACACCTTCACCAGGATTCGCAATGCCACCACTTACACCGTGCTGGCCTACGACCACACCGAGACCTACCGTGCCGTCATTGCTGACCGCATCATCCCGGAGCCCATGCCATGACCATCACCATCACCACCGCCCACAATGACGCCCGCCTCGGCGGCACGCTGGCTTACCTGGACACCGGCACCGGAAACGCTGCTGTGCGCATCTACGGCGGCACCCGGCCCGCCACACCTGCTGACGTACCCACCAGCGCCATGCTGGTGCAAGTGGGGCTGACCAAGCCGGCGGGTTCCGTGGCTGCAGGCGTGCTGACACTCACACAGCTTGAAGACGGCCTGATCGCCGAGACGGGCATCGCCACCTGGGCGCGTGTGGTCAACGGCAACGGCGACACCGCCTTTGACTGCGACTGCGGCGAGGGCGCTGGCGCCTGGGAGCTCACGCTGGCACAAACCCAGCTTTACGCAGGTGGGGCAGCCCGCATCACCGCAGCCGTGCTGGGGTAGCAGAGCATGGCAGACACGCATCTGCTGTTTGAGCGCGCCCCTGCGCTCGATGCCAATCTGGTGTTTGGCGAGGGCGTGCCCGTTGCCGCAACAAACATTGCCCTGCAAGGCACGCTGCCCGGCCTGACCGCGCGCCTTAGCCTGATACCCGGCGTTGACGCCACCCTGCAGGCCACGCTGCCCGGCCTGACTGCCAGCATCCGTCTGGCCCCGCGCACTGACGCCACCCTGCAAGGCACGCTGCCCGCTCTGGTGGCGGCCATCGACCTGCGCATCGCTGTGCCCGTGCTGTTGCACGCGAGCCTGCCGGGCTTGTCTTTTGCGGCAGAGGCCAGCTACCACACCAACACCCAGCGCCCCACCGTGGCGCAGTTGCACCACACGGCCCAGATCAGCCAGCCCACCAACACCGGCCTGACCCAGCCAGAGCAGCACGCCCGCCCCACCAACACCGGGGCTGCAGGGGTGTTTACCGAGGCCGCATCCAACCCCACCGGGGTGGCCAGTGGTTTTGACAACGCGCTGGCCCGCCCTGTGCCGGCCACGGCCCCGTTCCAGGACGGCACACGCGCACGCAGCGACCTGACCGAGACCACCCACGATGGTGACGCTCAGTGGCTGCGCTTTTTCAGCCAGTTCCAAGAGGCCGACCGGGTTTACAGCCGCCTGTTTGGCGCGTTTGCCGACGGCATCAAAACGCCGTCCACCGGCAAGGTGCACAAGTTTCAAGAGGGCCGGCCTTACCGCAGCACCCGCTACACCGGGCGCGCAGCACCCGCCACACCCTTGCCGAAATACTGGCAGGGCGAGTTTCAGGAGGCATGGCCACCGCCCCCGGGCCAGTATGCGCCGCCGCTGCCACCCATCCCTGAGCCGGTGTACTGGGGTGGTGATCTGGTGTTTATGTGCCCGCCCATCAGCGCGCCAATTTTTGTTTTTGGCGCCACACAGTGCGCGCCCACCACGCCTGCGGCAACGCTGGCCATCCTGCCCGCGAGGTTTTACATGGCCGTCCATTCACTCACCGCCCAGCACCTGCCCAGCCTGGCGCCGGTGCCCATCTTCGACGTGTCGCTTTCGGCCGACGCGGGCAGTTTCGCGTGGACGTTCTCAGCCAGCGCCCCGGCCAGCGTGTTCGACCAACTCGCGCCCAGCGCTGGCCTGCCCGCGCAGATCCGCATCACGCTCGACGGCCTGGCGTTTGTGTTCATCGTCGATTCGTTGCAGCGTGAAGAGAAGTTTGGCCAGCGCGGTGTCAAGATCGCCGGGCGCAGCGCAACCGCCTTGCTGGCGCGCCCGTATGCCCGCGAAGCCGCGCGCATGAACATTGAGGCCCGCACCGCGCAGCAACTCGCCGCCGAAGCGCTCGATCTCAGCGGCGCCGGTTTGAGCTGGGGCCTGACCGACTGGTTGGTGCCCGCCGGCGCCTGGAGCCACAGCGGCACGCCGTTGGCCGCCGTGCAAGCCATCGTGGAGGCCGCAGGCGGCTACCTGCAAAGCCACCGCAGCGCCGCCACGCTGCTCGCGCGCCACCCGTACCCCACGTTGCCCGGTGGTGTGCCTGGCGGCCCGTGGAACTGGGGCGGCGCGTTCGCGCCAGACGTGGAACTCGCGCCCGACGCCATCATCACCGCAGGCATCGAGCGGCGCGACGGGCCCGACATCAACGCGGTGTATGTGAGTGGCACGAGTCAGGGCGTGATTGCGCTGGTCAAGCGCATCGGCACCGCAGGCGAAAAGCTCGCGCCGATGGTGACCGACCCGCTGATCACCGCGCCCGAAGCTGCCAGCCAGCGCGGCCTGTCGGTGTTGGGCGCTGGCGGCCCGAAGCACCTGGTGAGCCTGAGCTTGCCGGTGTTGACCGGGGCAGGGCAGCCCGGCGTGTTGGACGTGGGCCAGCTGGTGCAGGTCAACGCCGCGCAGCCGTGGCGCGGCCGGGTGCGCAGCGTCAGCGTGAGCGCCAAGCTGCCCAGCGTGCGCCAGACGGTCGCGCTGGAGCGTCACCTGGAAATCGTTTAACCCCGAGAGCCCGCCATGCAAACCAACCTCTACCGCGCTCTGCGCGAACTCATCCCCGAGGCCCCGCTGCTGGTGGGCATCGTTGGCGCGGTGCACACAGACGGCACCAGCACTGTGACTTACCCAGGTGGTGGCACCCAGCGGGTGCGCGGCACGGCCTCTGTCGGTGCATCTGTCTTTGTGCGCGATGGTGTGATTGAAGGCAACGCGCCCGGCCTGACGCCGCTGGTGGTGGAGGTTTGAGCGCCATCAATGCGACCGCTTTGCCGCTGGTTATCCTGGAAAACTGACCGGGTTTCGGGCGAAACTGTGCTGTATGTGTTTTGCGGGCTAGGTGGGCACAGTGGCACCCCATGGCCATCACGCAAACCGACATCGACAACCTGAACGAAGCCATCGCGCTGGGCGCGCGCTCGGTGACGCTGGGCGGTCAAACCATCACCTACAACACCACGGCCAGCCTGATTCAGGCGCGCAACGACTTGCAGCGTCAACTAGCCGCCGAAGATGCGCCAAAACGCAAGCCTCGCACCCGTCAGATGCTGTTTGGCGGCAGGGGTTACCAGCGATGACCGCCAAGAACAAGGGCGGCAGGCCCATCAGCGAGAAAACCCGCATCGTGCGCGCGGTGACCGCTGCGCTGGCCAACAAACCCGCCCGCAGCGCTGGCGTCACAGCCCGATACGACGCCGCAGGTCAAGGCCGCCGCCTCTCGGGATGGAACCCCAGCAGCACCGGCCCGAACAAGTCCATCGAAGGCCTGCAAACCATTCGCAATCGATCCCGCGACGTGGGCCGAAACGACTGGTCGGGCGAGTCAGGCGTTCAAAAGTGGACGACCAACCTGATTGGGGTGGGCATCACGCCGCGCTTCAAGCGCATCGCCGACAAAACGCGCAAGCTGCAAATCACTGACTTGTGGCGCGACTTTGTGCGCAGCGCCGATGCCGACGGCGTGCTCGATCTGTACGGCCTGCAAACGCTGGCGGTGCGCTCGTGGCTCGAATCAGGCGAGGTGTTTATTCGCCGCCGCCGCCGGTTTCTGGACTCGCAGTACCCGGTGCCCATGCAGTTGCAGCTGCTGGAAGCCGACATGGTGCCGCTGATTGACGAAGACCAGCGCCACGGCATGCCTGACGGCAACCGAATTCGCAGCGGCATCGAGTTCGACCGCCGGGGGCAGCGCGTGGCGTACTGGGTGTACCGCGAACACCCTGGCGACGGCTTTGTTTACAGCGCTGGGGTTGATCTGGTGCGCGTGATGGCCTGGGACATGCTGCATGTGTTCGAGCCCAAGCGGCCCGGCCAGATTCGCGGTGTTTCCATGCTGGCCTCCGTGCTGGTGCGGCTCAAAAACATCAACGACTATGAGGATGTGACGCTGGAGCGCCAGAAACTGGCCAACCTCTACGTGGGCTTCATGACGCGCAGCGCCAGCGCGGCCGCGCCCCGCGAAGCCGACCTAGACCCCCTGACTGGCGAAGTGATCGACTGGGCCGAGCAGCCCGACGCGACCCCGTTGCCCGGTCTGTCGCCCGGCCTGTTCATGGAACTGGAAGACGGCCAAAAGCCTGAGTGGAGCAACCCACCCGAAGCGGGCACCACCTACAGCGATTACATGCGCACATCGCACCTGGGCACCGCCGCAGGCGCGGGTATTCCTTACGAGCTGTTCAGCGGCGACATCAAAGAGGTGAGCGACCGCACATTGCGCATCGTGATCAACGACTTTCGCCGCCATGCCGAACAGCGCCAGTGGCAAATCATCATCCCGCAAATGTGCCAGCCGGTGCTGGACTGGTTTGTCGAATCTGCCGTGGTCGCGGGCCTGATGACCATTGAAGAGGCCCCCATGGTTCGCCGGGTGGAGCACGCCCCGCACGGCTGGAGCCACATTCACCCGGTGCAAGACCCGACCGGCAAAAAGATCGAAGTGGAAGCCGGGTTTCGCAGCCGCTCCAGTGTGATCGGCGGGCGCGGCGACGACCCGGACGATGTGGACGAAGAACGCGCGGCCGACGACCAGCGCCAGCAGACCCTGGGCATTGGCCCATACAGCCCGGCTCTGCAACCTGCCGCGCCAGCTCAGCGCCCTAGCCAGCCGCAAGCCACCCAACTGGAGCTGGCGCAAATCAACATGCTCAACGCCCAGGCTGTGGCCGCCAAGCGCGCGGCGCCTGAACCTGTGGCGGTGCACATCACCAACGCGCAGCCCGCAATTCACATGTCGAACAACGTGCCGGTGCCAGGCGTGGTGGTCAACAACGCAGTGACCTCGCCCGACGTGACCGTTCACAACACCGTGCCGGTGCCCGACGTGACCGTGAACAACGCGGTGGCATCACCGGACGTGCATGTTGTCAACGAGGTGCAGCCTTCTGAGGTCAACGTGCATCTGCCCGCGCGCAAGACCGAAAGCACGGTGTCTTACAACAGCAAGGGCGAGATCGTCAACGTGTCGCAGATTGAGAGCGATTTGGACGAATCTGCCGATTGACCCACCCCCTGACCCATGCCTGCCATCACCGCCACCACCGACCACCGCCACATCGGCACTCAGATCGAGATGCCCAAGCCCGGTGACGTGCTGCGCCTTGGTGACTCTGAGTTTCGTGTGATTGCGGTGCAGGGCAACACCATCGTTTGCTTCAACTACATCGTGGTGGTGGTGTAAATGGCCTTCACGCTTTCTGTCAACCTCATTACCCAGACAGGAACTGACGCGAACCTGTCGGGGCTTGGCAGTGTTGCGGGCGTCACTCGCATCACGGCAAACGGGCAAAACTTTTATAACCTCGGCAACCTCGACCTCACCATCTCCGGGACGCTGACTATCGACCCGGAAGTCGAGGAACTGTTCTTCAATATCGGTGGCCGAGCAGATGGCCGCCTGACGGTATCCGGCACAGGCGTGCTGGGTATTGGGCGCGAGATAAACATAGGCGCGGCGGTCAACAGGTTCTCAAGCGGCACATGGGTGCGTTTTTCGCGGGCCAACGACAACAACTATTCGGAGGTCAACTCCGACTTCAAGGTGCTGAGCGGTGGTGTGGTGAACTGGTATGGCGGGGCGCTCTACTCCAAGCGAATCATTGCTTTCATGGAGGGCAGCACCGTCCGAACCTACTCGCGGAACGCGCAAATCATCGGGCAGCACAACGCTGAGTTTCAGATACGGCAGCGGTCGGTGAACACGCAGATCAACGGACTGACGACCAAGGGCTACTTTGTATCCTTGATCCGCAACCCCGCAGCCTTCAATGGCTGGCAGCCGTTCGATACGCCCAATATGGCACTGTCGTTTTCTGTCGATGCACCAGACGCCACCTTCATCACTCTCAGAGACTTTGACCCGTCGGGTGTGGCAGGGCAGCAGATTGCTGTGTGGTCGAGTGTATGGGGGCGACTCATCAACAACCAGATTGGCTCGTCGGTCGTCTGCCAAGGCAACAACGACTCGGGGGATAACCGTGGGCTGTACGAAATTCGGCAGGAGCTTTTTGTCCGGTGCGACGATTTAGCAGGTGCCCCACTCTCGACGCCAAAGCTGTACCTGCGGGACTTTGACAATGGTCTCAGGCTGGGGCCAAGCCTAGTCGGGACGGCCAACCCGAGCTATCTGGCCGACCGCACCTATACCGCCCAGTGCAACGCCAGTGGCGAGGCCAGCTTTACGGCTGACGGCGGCGTTCTGGTTGCCGTCAAGTACCGCACGGTGGCTGCCGGTCTGAGGACAGCAAACAACTTCACGGACTTCCGATGCTCCGCTGGCAACGACTCAGATGTCTTCAACGTCCGGTTCGCGGACTACCTGAATGCCTTTGCGGCTACTCCTGTCACGCTCAAGGGAAACGGGGCAGCGCGGCTGATTCAGACGATGATCCCGGACCTACTGGTTACGGAGCAAAGCAAGTCCGTGGTCGATGCCTACACGGACATCGACACCGCCGCGAAACTCTACGACCGCGCAAAGTCTTGGCTGTATGACAACTTTGCTGGAGAGACGCAGACGCTCATAAGCCGGTCTGGCGAATTGGTTGATCTGCTGGCGATGAACTTGGTCATAGATGCATCTGCTGCCTCTGCGTTTGCGGTGGCTGGAAACACGCTGACTATCCGGGCGGGCGTCTTCTCGGGAAGCCTTGCCACGACCGGCCTTATCACCTTGCAGAACGGCGCAGTGGTCACGGGTGTGCGGACGGATGCCAACGGTACCGTCGCGCCCGCCGTAACCTATGAGGTCACGGGGCTGGTTCCCGGTAGTGAAGTCCGCTTCTACACCGGGACAGACCCAGCTACGGCTGTCGAGGTGGCGGGCATCGAGTCAAGCACGGATCAGTTCCAGTTCGTCAACAGCTATGGCGGGCAGGCTGGCTACTTCGTTGTGTTCGCCACTGGCTATCAGACGATCCGTACTTTGTTGACGTACCCAGCAGCTAATGCGTCTATCCCGATTCAGCAGACCATCGACCGAGTTTTTGAAAACGCATGAGGTGACCCATGAGCCTGATTACTGACCCAACCCTGCTGCTCGCTGGCAACAGCGATGCGGCCACCACACCCGGCGCGGAGCTGGTCATCAACACCACGGCCAAGACCATTCAACTGGTGCCCGGCGCTGGCGATCTCACCTTGGCATCTTCCGGGGCCACCGGGCAGGCTTTGTACTCTGCGCTCAAGGTGCTGTGGAAGAACAGCAGCACGTACATCAAGTTTCCGTTCCCGATGGAAGCGATCACGCCAGAGCAGTTTGAATTCATCAACGGCTGGCGGCTGGTTGCCTGCCGACGCGACGACTCGCAAGGCTTTGCGCACTTGTGGCTGGGCAGAGCGAAACGTTTCTGGGGCGATCACCGCGCTGTTTGCTGGTGTGATCTCTCTGGGTTCTCTGGGTGCGGCTGACCAGCCCTACTACCAGCAGACATCAGCGTCTGGCGCAGCGGTCAATTTCGCCTTCACCGGCCCGGTGAACGAAGCGATCCAGATTTTGAGCGACCCGAATGGGGACGGCTCTTACGCTGACGGCTACGACCGCCGCGCTTACTGCAAGCTGTTCGCCCGCGAGCAGCAGAAGACCTACGCGCAGGCCACGCTGACCGACATCGGTGTGGCGGCGATGACGTACATCGTGTACCGGTTCCCGCTGTCCAACGGCTCCGACCTGAAGGTGGCCGACACCGACACCACGATTGCAGCGGGCGGCGTGTACGCCAACATCGACGTGACCTATTTCGGCACCGATCAGGTGCGCAGCATCGGCGGCACGAACTACAACTACCGCGTCATCATCGACGGCGACGGCAAAACCGCCGAGCAGATTTACGCCAAGGTGCAGTACCTGCTGCGCCAAGGCACAGACATCGACGCAGGCGCTGGCACAGTCACCGGCAAGACTGCCGACAGCCTGCTCCGCTTCGTGGGTGACGCGCTCATCACCGGCCAAGGCGTCTATGTTGACAATTTCAACAGCAACGACACCAACCGCATCACCTTCACCGACCAGACCAACACGGGGCGCACGTTCCCATTTGTGGCGGCTGGCACGCTGACCTTCAACAGCAACTTGGTGAGCGATGGCGCGGCTGTCTACCGGATGTATTTCACCGCCCTGCCGGGTGCGGGCAACGACTTCGGAGAAGCTGGGGCGCTGCTGGTGCAGAACAGCGCGAGCGCAGACATCAGCGGCACCGTCACCGGCTCCAGCGTGAGTTTCAGCTTCAACTACGACAGCAACGTGCAAGGCGGTCGCACCGCTGGAACCGATGCGGCTGTGACCGTGGTGGCGATTGGCCTGACCACCGGGCAGTACGTGGCAACGCAAGCCACGATCACACGGGCGGTGGGCCAGAGCATCAGTTTGACCAGTGCGTTGGAAAGGAATTTTGTTTCATGAGCACGATTATTCCTATTCCGGGCCTTGAGTCCATGTACGCCGTATCCGATGATGGTCGTGTTTGGAGCTACAAAACCGGCAAGTGGCTTAAGCACAGCTTGTCGCGCGGTTACCCTATGGTGAATCTGACAGTTGAAAACCCTAGAGGCCGTGTCGGCGGCAGCGTTCGCGGCCCCAATATCGGGCGGCAATGCCGTCAAAAAGTATTCCGCGTTCACCGACTGATGCACCGCGCCTTCTTCCCAAAAGCAGCCGGCGTCATTAATCACAAAGACGGTAACAAGCTAAACAACACCCTAGAAAACCTAGAAGTTGTCACCTCTGCCGAAAACAACAAACACGCCTATCGAATTGGCCTGAAGCAACCCGTTGCTTTTAAGCGTGAATCCAACAGGTCCGCAAAACTAACCTCGAACCAAGTTTGGGAGGTTGTGCAGTGCGTTTTTAACGGATTCAGGCCAGAGGAGGTTGGAGCCGCTTATGGCATCGTGGCGGGGCACGTAACAAAGCTGTTTAACGACCACTTTGGTTTTGGTAGCAGTCGCATGCGCGACCCGCTGGCTCGCCATAAGGCGCACTTAATTCGCCTGAACGCCTAAACCATGTCCGTCACGTTCGACGCTGCCAACAAGCGGATCGTG